TCATCAATGAACCTTGCTGCAATTCTACTTGCTCTTGCTCATGAGTGCGTGCATATCAAGCAGTATGTCAGCAAGGAGATGCGCGAGACTAACGACTGGCATCTTGTGTTCTTCAAGAACAAACTTTACGATACCAAGAAGCTCAAATACTTCGACTTCCCCTGGGAGATTGAAGCCTATGGGCGCGAGGATGGACTACTCTACCGCTTCGTCAGCGCAAAGAAGCTGACGAGAGCCCGCTGGTATACTCGCGATCCTGACTTTCTTTAATGCAGACCCATGCCCTTGCGGACATCGTGGTACATTGCATCCTTGTGAGCAGCGCTCATCTTTGATGGCGCGCCAGCATGGAATGATTTCTTATCACCCGCTGCAGCATGGGCGCGCATTTTTGAAGCAGAGATACCAGTAGTACCTTCTGCATCTGGATCGCGTTCACCTGCGGAATGCACAGTGATCGACTTGAAGTTATAACCCGGATGTCCATCCTTTGATGGCTTGCCGTTGTACTTGTGCAGCAGATTGTGCAGCTCTTCCTTGCGGTCAGATCCTGCAATCACATGAAGATGCTGCACACCTTTCGAGTGCAGTTCTGATGTATGGTGTAGGATCGTTGGCTTTTCTTTGCTCGATGCAGTGACATTCGTACCTGGGAAAGCATGCTTCGCGTGCTTTACCTTTTGCTCACCGCTTAACGGATTCTTCTTTGCATCCTGTGAATGCGACACCACAAGAGTATGGCCAGCGTTATGATCCTTGGCTACAGAATGCAGCTTGTTGACGAGCGCTTCATGGCCTGAGGTAATAGGATTCAGACGGCCGAATGCAAGCACATGGTGCTTTTCGGCTGCTGCAGCTTCCTTTAGAAATTCGGCAAACGTTTTCATCAGCAGTTCCACTTTCTGAGTGCAAGTGCCTTGCGTGTAGGCTCACCGTTTGGCTTCTTCATCGGTCCCTTAACTCCGCTCATACGCGCACAAAATGACTTGCGGCGATTGTATGCCTTGCTACCCTTCTTAAGCTTCGATGGAGGTGTAGTGACAGGTGCTTTCAGATTACCACCGCTCTTTCGGTTGTAGTGATCTCGTCCTTTCTGCGTCAGTCCGCCTGTTGAGCTCTTATGGCCCTTTGCATCGACTGCTGCCTCATCGATAGGCGGATTTAGTTTTTCCTGCTGCTCAGTGAATTCTCGGAATGTTAGCATGATTATGCTCTCGATTTTAATAGGTTAGCTTTTGCAAATTCTGCGCGGTTAACAAGCTTCGTAGGCTCAGTCTTGCCTTTGAACTTGTGGTTAATGACAAATCCTTCAGGCTTCGACTTGACGCCGCCGATATGGTGCTGCAGTCCGCCTTCGTGCTTTTCTAGGTTACGCACCAAAGTATTCTTTGCTTGCTGCAGATGATGGTGCATATTCAGTAGATGCCCATAGTGTTCTGCGTGCTGCTCAACATGAGCAACATGAGATTCGCCTTCTGCTTTACGCTTTGCAATTCCAGCAGGTGACTTAAGCTTGCTTGCTTCGTGCTGATACTTAGCAGTGATATGCTTCTTCAAACCGGCAACAGAAGGTTTCTCGTCAGTACGAACTGTGTGATTGATGTAGGTTGACAGATGACCTGCCTCACCGCGATGCTTTTCGGTAGCGGAGTACATCTTTGTTCCATGCGTATCATGGATCTTCTTTGCTGCAGCCATATGCTTCTCAAAGGATGATTGCTCATGCTTAGGATAGTCAATCTTGCTGGTATCGTGCTCAGCAGTCTTTAGATGAACATCCGGATGCTGATTGAAGTGCGAATGATCGACATGAGGGCTGGCAGACATATGCTCCAATCCTGGGTTCTTTGGATTGTGCTGGTATTGCTGGTGCACCACAACTCCGATATGCGCCCGCTTTACCTTATTTGCTTCCTCGCCGTGAGCAGTATAAGTGATGGTGTTGGGCGTGAACGATACTGCCTCATGAATCTGATGGTCATCGCGAGTGTGCATCACATCGCCCTGATAGATGCCATGCTTCGGTGCTACCTTCGGCAGGTGCTTCAGCGCAGTCTTAAGCTTGCTGACAAGGCCGGGAGCATGCCCGTGGTTCTTCTCGATGTCCGCGTTGCTGTAATTGATCTTCGGATTCTTATTGAAAGCAGACTTCGAAGCCACAAAGAACTTCTTGGTCTTTGGGTGATGACCGAACACGATAGAAGGCGATCCGTCATACTTCATCGTGAGATCGCTGCTATGGCGACCAGCCTTCATATGCTGGTGAGCGTGCATCAGCGCTGCATGAGCGTGCTCGAATCCCTCGCTGCCATGAAGAAGAGGACGATCCTCTGCGTGATGAATATGCTTTAGCTGATGCGGTTGAGCATCGGTTGCTTCCGTGAGCGATTGTGCAGCAGAGCGTAGGG